GGTAATTGATTTCGTAATTGCAATGTGCAAGTCAAAGCAAAAGTTTGCGCGCCTTGCACCGTTTGAATTGTGACTTTAATTTGATAATCTGTGTTGTCTGAGCCGCCAGATCCTTGAATGTATGCGCCAACAAATCCAGGGATGAATCGCGTGTTCAATTGGCTTATCATTCCGGCAACGGCAGATCCTCCGCTGTCTAAAACTTGAATCTTGCAGTATTGGATCTCTTCAAACGACATGCGCTGGTTATACGGGCTAAATCGTTTCGCCAAAAGATGATCAACCGCAAACCAGACATAAGCACTCGTGAAAGTGTTCATTACAAACGTCTGCGCCGGTGACGATGCGCCGCCAACAAATGAAGACGGGCCAACTATCATGTTTGCGGGCTTTCCAAGCCAGATCTGGCCGTCTTTTGGAGATCCGAATGTGATCGATGTGGCTTGATCTGCGGCGCCTGATTTCTTGAAATAGATATAGATAAAATTAACGCTCGCGGTGACCAATTCATAGCTGTCCAATTGGAGCGTCAATGTTCGGTTAGCATAATTGAATCCGCTCCTTTGAAATGCTATCAAATTCCCCGCCGGTGAAACCGGAATAACGTCATAGCCATTTGAGGCGATAGATTCCCAGAATGTGTCCCAAGTTGTCGGGATCACTACTGATATGTCGTAGTTCGCCGTCGCGCCGGTGTTGTCGATCGCTATTGGGTATCTATATGTGAAACCTTCATCAAACCAAGACATATTTAAGTCCCATCGTCGCTTACAAATTTGACGGCAATTCTAAGCATGCCGATCCCAATTCCCGACAAGCCATAGCGATCGCCATCGATCGCGGTGTAGCTAACGAGAACATCATCCACTAACGACCCAAGGCTCAATTGTCGATTCGCCGTAATTGCTTTAACGCCATCGCTGGCAATGTTGATCGCGTTGTCGTTGCGTTCGTCAATCGTTGCGCCGCCCACATAAAGATATGCTTCAAAATTCGCCGTTGACTGAAAACGGCCAAGCGTCGGGCCGTAAGATTCAACCGCATCAATGAAATAAACGCATCCGCTTGGAACATAGCCAGGTTGTGTCAATGAGCCGCGTATAACGCGCCCTGTCAAGTCCACTCCGCTATAGGTCGCATGATTGACCGCCAAGAGCGCTTGTAGCTTTTTGTGTATCGTTGTCAGTCGAGCATCGGCCATTATTCACCGCCATTGATGGCAACAAAAAGCAGATCGCGCAGAAAATCAGGAATTTCATCAATGTGTTTATCCATGGCGCGGCCTATAAACATTCGCGGTTCGATGTTGACCTCTGGCCGCCCATATTCGATCGCGGCTGCATATTTCACCGGCTTGACCTTTCCCGCTGTGATGATTGCGGCGGGCATGCCGTCAACAATTGCAGATTCGCCGATAACCGATCCAAAAAGATTGTTTGTGATGTTACGCGGGCCTTTCAAATATCCAGAGGCGCTGCTTGCTTTCCTATAGTCCCGATAAAAGCCATATTTCTTGGACGGCCTTCGCGGCAAGTCATCACCGACAAAGTTTTCCTTTGCAGATGCTTCGACTTCATTGGCGAAAGCCGTCAAAACGCCCATAACGTGATTGTGTAAACCATCGGCGCCGTCTCTCAATCGCGCTGCAAATTCCTCGCCGGTCATGCTCATAAGACCGCCCCGAAACACCTAAAAGGATAGATCAATTCCTTAACCTCTTCCGGCATGAATTTAGGGCTGGCGGTAATTGATCCGCCACGATTGGAGATAGAATTGCGCCCTTGCGCGCTTTTGTTTCGTTGTATTTGTGACGCCCAAACGCAGATCGCATGTTTTAGATCGTGCGGCGCCGTTGATGATGTATATCCCGCTGTGACGACTGCCTTGATTGCTCGAAAGGATCGATCAAAAGTGTCCGTCGCTTTGATGGGATCTAAAAAGACTTGCCCGGTGTGCTTGTTGAATGTGTAAGTCGTCCCGTCGATCAGCGTATCAGATCCATATTGGCGATCGGGGTCGCTGTGGATCGATGCGATCGCGGTAACAGGCTTAACCGGTAATTGTAGAACCGAAGGATTCATATATTGCGGGCCGTCAAGGTGGAATGTGTACGCATGCGAATCCAACGTCGGCCCTAATACCGTTGAGCTTTGCGTAACCTCGGGGAATGAAAGAAAGCGGGCGATCGCCGTTTCTACTCTGCTAATCAACGCTGTTAATTCAGCGTCGATACCTGTCCCTTGAATTTCGGGCAGGTATTCTTTCAGTAGAGTATTATCGACGATCGCCACGTTTTAATCCCTTAGAACTTTCGAGCGTCGCGAACTTGAATGTTCAATACTACATTTGTTCCGATGCCGGCCCCGGCTTGAACGCTTGTAATTTTCAAAGATTGCGATCCAGAAAATCCAGCTTTGTCGCTATTGCCCATTGTAAGATCTTCACTTGTGCCGGCGGTTAAATTTGTCCCTGTTCCGCCGCTGTCAGTGTTTCGAGAACAAAGATCGCTAGTTCCGTCGTTGCCTTCTACGGTTAGAGTGACATGATTTGAACCATGTGCAGTAATCGTATCGCAAGCAACAATAGAAACCGCCTCAACCTCAACAAGTCGATCAAAGGGTATATAGTAAGTTTTGGTCCCTGCGGATGCAGCTTCACTAATGTGAAATGTATAATTTTGAATACTCATTTTTAATAGTCCTCTGATTAGCTGTTAAGGTCGCGCAAGAAAGCGCAGTTTTTAGTATTTGCAGCGTCGGCAGATGCGACAACATTGCGCATGGTCGCGACGATCTCAATTGATCCGCTTCCGATGTTCTTATCTGTTTCAACGGTGACGCCGCGCTTTTGATATTGCGCGAAGCTTGCAGCGTTGTAGAACAAGATCCCAGTTTGAGATCCGGCGCCGGTGTATTTACCAGACGCGGCAAGATCGGCAGACATAAATCGAGACATCATAACGGGATGGCCAAAGATAGAAGCAACTGAACCAGAGACCAGCGATGCGTTTGGACCAAATTTATCGATCGTTAAAAGGTCGCTATTGGCCATGAGATGCTTTATCATACTTTCCGCACTGCAAATTATATACAAATTGCCAACGCCCAATTCGGCCATTGATGAAATACGGCCAAGAATTTCGGATGTTGTCGCCAATGCTGCAGTCCCTGCGCCTACTGTACCTGCGGCAAACGCACGCTGTCTTATACCATCAAAGGCTTTACGGTGATCGTCAGCACCGCCAAGACCGGCAGCGCCCCATCTGGATCGGATATTCCAAGATCCTAAAGCATCGCCAAGGGTTCCAGATGCGTCTCCGTTGATCCAACAATCTTCCCAGGCGTCCTCAAGATCGCTAGCAATTTGACGAGTCAAAATTGGCATAAGTGCAAGCGCTGAATCCTCAGCCGCACCATCGTCAACGACGTAACGAGTTGCAAAACCTTTAACGGCGATCGTCTTGCTTTCGGTCAAAATTGTTGAAGCCTGATACGAAGCGATATTTGTATCGGTTGATACCTGGCCTTTGATGTAAGGGCGCCCACCGCGACCCATTCTAGGAATGATCATAGTGTTGTTTTGCATTTCTACAGATGGCATCAATGCGCGAAGGTTTCGTGGAACCTGGAATGTTTCATATAGCTCTGCTCTGAACTGATCGGGGATGAATTCAGCACCTGATCCGGCTTGATCGTAAAAAGCTCGAGTAACGGCTGTCTTGATTTCTGCCGGTGCCTTTTCGATGTGCTTGTAGATCTTCAGATCGGTCTTTGGCGTATGTGGATTAGTCATCAATGAGCGACACCAAGCGCGCTCTTGAGTCAAATCAATCAGCTTTTTGTGCCAATCGTTAGCGGGTGTCTTTGTAGTTAGCAACCCTTCGACGTCGGCTTCAAAAGTGCCTTGGCCTTTGACTTGAATTTTTTTGGTTTCGGTACCAAGTTGGATCGATCCGTCTTGCTTCAAAAAAGACTTGAGGCGAGAATCGCCGCCGCTCATTTGTACTGGCTTGGCTACAGATTGCGCCTCTTGCAATTTGCGCTGTGCAAGCTTGAGATCTTCGACCTGACGATCGAAGTTGGCGAATTTGTCTTCTGCCGTATTTTGAAATTGTTTGATGCCCTTGATTATTTCGCGGGCTTCTTTAACCATTGATTTGTC